GGTGTTGGTGGTGCTGTGACTGGTAAGGGCGCGGATCTTTTGATCATTGATGACCCTCATAGTGAGCAAGAGGGGCAAAGTGCCGATCCGGGCGTGTTTGATAAGGTTTACGAATGGTATACCTCTGGGCCTAGACAGCGTCTACAGCCGGGAGGCGCGATCATTGTTGTGATGACACGCTGGCATAAACGGGATCTTACTGGGCAGATCATCAAGTCTTCTGTTCAACGGTCTGGTACAGATGAATGGGAGGTTATTGAGTTCCCTGCAATCATGCCGTCAGGCAAGTCGCTATGGCCTGAGTTCTGGCCTTTACCTGAGCTAGAGTCGCTTAGAAACGAATTACCAGCGCCCAAGTGGAACGCACAGTACCAACAGAACCCCACATCAGAAGAGGGCGCGTTGGTTAAGCGTGAATGGTGGCGCGAATGGGACAGTGATGTCCCGCCAGCTTGCGAGTTTATTATCCAGTCTTGGGATACGGCATTCCTCAAGACTCAGCGTTCAGACTTCTCAGCCTGTACAACGTGGGGCGTTTTTTACCACCCAGACGATACGGGCACTATGCAGGCAAACATAATCCTGCTGGACGCGCACAAAGAACGCCTAGAGTTCCCTGAGCTTAAAAAGAAAGCTTTTGAGCTATACGGTTACTGGGAGCCAGATGCTTGTATTGTTGAAGCTAAAGCGGCAGGTACGCCGTTGATCTTTGAGTTACGGGCTATGGGCATCCCTGTTGCGGAATACACCCCGTCCAGAGGTAATGACAAGATCAGTCGTGTAAACGCAGTATCGGATCTATTTGCTTCTGGTAACGTGTGGCGGCCTAATACTAGGTTTGCAGAAGAGGTTGTAGAAGAGTTTGCCTCATTCCCTGCTGGTGAGCATGATGACCTTGTAGACTCATCTACACAGGCGCTGTTGCGGTTCAGACAGGGCGGGTTCTTACGATTACTCAGTGATGAAGAGGATGAGCCTTTTTATCCAAGAAAGGCCAGTTATTATTAATGCCATATCTCCAAAGTAACATCCCGTACTTTAAGTGCTGGGTGAGAAAAGAGTACACGCATAACCATACGAAATATCATGGAGAGTTCCTTCATGCTATGGCGATTGCGGTAACTACAATGCCTACAAGATGCTTGAGCTTTCAGGTTATCTTTACTGGGGCGGAAACCTACGACACTGATGAGCCAAATGTTCATGGTGGCGCAATGTGGGCAAGAATGCCGATAACGGCGTTAGTTGCCGATACACCCTATGAAGAATGGCCTGAGCCGATGCCTGTATGGGCTGCACAGCCTTGGGACTGTAGCTCTAGGGATCACAGTGTGTATGTTCTGGACAGGGCGACACCTTGTCCTTGGCTGGCAAAGATAGACGGTCAGTTCTACCCTGCTAAGTATTACTTCACGGTAGATTACACAAACAACGAAATTGCAGATGACCCTGCCCAACATAAGCAGAGTCATGTTATGGAGCTACTTGATGCTGGCCCCTACACGGGAAACATCGTAGCTTTGCCGAATAATCGTGTTAGGGTGACTCACCCAGCGTGGTTTGAGACAGGAGAAGGTGCGCCTGACTTCAGGCCATCTCAACACATTCATTACAGCAAATCAGACTTGGATTACACCTTAGACGTAAATCAGGTCTTTGATAACTTATATGCAGGAGACTCGCATGAAGATGAAGAGTAAAGGTTATAACCGAGGCGGTAAGACTAAGATGGGCATGGCTGGCGGCAGAAAGACCAAAATGGGTATGGCTGGTGGCAGAAAGACTAAGCTTCCTATGGTTGAAAAGGACGGGAAAATGGTTCCGTTTTTTGCTGCTGACGGCGAAGGCAAGATGAAAAATGGCGGCATGGTTCCTAAGACTAAGGGCTACTTCAAAGGTGGCAAGACCATGCAAAGCAAGATGGCCACCAAGGGCGGCAAGCGCGGCGGCAAAGGCTAATGGCCGTAGATCGACCATTGCAGACTCCAACCCCTCTTATGCCGGGGATGGAGGAAGAAGCACTTGAGATAGAGATCGTTGACCCCGAATCCGTGTCTATTGCGGCGGGTGGTGAAACTATTTTTGAGTTTGACGAAGACGATCTAGTCCAAGCGCAGATACCGCATGATGCCAATCTTGCTGAGTTTATTGAAGATGGTGATCTAAACGCGATTGCAAGTGATCTTGTGGGCGCTTTTCGCGCTGACAAAGACAGTCGATCTGATTGGGAGCGATCCTATATTGAAGGGTTAGACCTTCTTGGGCTGAAACATGAAGAAAGAACCACCCCTTGGGATGGCGCTTGTGGTGTTTTCCACCCCTTGTTGACTGAATCTGTAATCAGATTCCAGTCCCAAGCGATTCAAGAGTTGTTTCCAGCGAGCGGCCCTGTAAAAACATCTATTGTCGGCAAAATAGATGACGAAAAAGAAAAACAAGCACACAGGGTTCAAGACTATTTGAACTATATGCTTACCGAAAAGATGACCGAGTATCGTTCTGAGACGGAGCGGATGCTTTTTTCGCTACCTCTAGCGGGTAGTGCGTTCAGAAAAGTGTATTTTGACCCCTCAATGGGCCGTCCTTGCAGCATGTTTGTGCCTGCGGAGGAGTTTGTTGTCAGTTATGGCGCTTCTGATCTAGAAACTTGTGAGCGTGCGACTCACATAATGAAAAAAACCAGCAATGAAATCCGAAAATTGCAGATTTCCGGGTTTTATGCAGACGTTGACTTGGGCGAACCGTCTCCATCGTCAACAGATTCAGACAGAATCAAAGACAAGTACAACGAATTAACGGGTGATGAGCCAAGTTACGACAGTGACAGCAGGCATACCCTCCTTGAGATGATGGTTGATCTTGATCTTGAGGGTTTTGAGGACATGGAGGGGGGAGAGCCTACGGGAATCGCCCTGCCTTACGTCGTTACAATAGATTTATCGTCTAGAGCTATCCTTTCAATCAGAAGAAACTGGTATGAAGAGGACGAGCGTAAGCTGAAGCGCCAGCATTTTGTGCATTATCAGTACATGCCGGGGCTTGGGTTCTACGGATTCGGTTTAATTCACATGATTGGCGGCTTGGCCAAGTCTGCAACGTCTTTGTTGCGCCAACTTGTGGACGCTGGCACGTTAGCGAACCTTCCGGGCGGCTTAAAATCTAGGGGATTGCGGATTAAAGGCGATGATACGCCAATTATGCCGGGAGAGTTCCGAGATGTGGACGTTCCGGGCGGCACAATCCAAGATAATATCCGATTTTTGCCCTACAAAGAGCCAAGCACGGTGTTGTACCAGCTTATGGGCGATATTGTAGAGGAAGGACGCCGTTTTGCTTCCGCTGCTGACGTAAAAGCGGCAGATATGAACGCAGAAGCGCCTGTCGGCACCACATTGGCGATCATGGAACGGTCAATGAAGGTGATGAGCGCGGTTCAGGCGCGGCTACACGCCTCTATGCGTACTGAGCTACGGCTTTTGTCGAATGTGGTAAAGGACTTTGGCCCTCAAGAGTACCCATACGACGAAGAAGGCCCAGCGTTAACACGCGAAGACTTTGATGACCGTGTGGACATCATACCTGTCAGTGATCCAAACGCAGGAACGATGGCTCAAAGGATTATGCAGTATCAGGCTGCGCTTCAGTTAGCTCAACAATCGCCTGATATGTACGATATGCCGCTCCTGCACAGGCAGATGCTTGAGATACTGAACATTAGGGATGCAGACAAGATCGTGCCTGTAGAGGGCGATATGCAGCCTACAGACCCAGTTTCAGAGAACATGAACATAATTAACGGCGAACCCGTTAAGGCGTTTATCTACCAAGACCATGAGGCACACATACTGGCCCACAAGTCTTTAATAGAAGATCCCAAAATTATGGAGATCATGTCAAAAAGCCCCAACGCCAAGAAGGCAGGGGCTGCTCTTGCTGCACACATACAGGAACACTTGGCGTTCCAGTACAGGATGGAGATCGAAAAGCAGCTTGGTGTCGAGTTGCCGCCGCCTGATACCCCATTACCGGAAGATATTGAGTATCGTATATCTAGACTGGTGGCTCCTGCGGCTGAACAGCTTACAGGTAAAAACCAGCAAGAGGCGCAAGCCAAGCAAGCGCAACAGCAAGCGCAAGATCCTATCGTGCAAATGCAGCAGAAAGAGTTACAGATCAAAGAGTTGCAAGCTCAAACCAAGGCGCAAGCCGAAATGGCTAAAATACAGCTTGATATGCAGAAGGCTGCGGATAACTCCCAGATACAAAGACAGAGACTTGATCAGGAAAACCGCATAGCTCAAGCCAAGCTTGCGGCGAGTATCTCTGAGAACAACTCACGAGAAGAATTGGAGCAGAGGCGCATCACATCCAAGGAACAGCTAGAAGGCTTTAAGATTGGACAAGAAATAGCTAAGGACTTGCAGGGTGAATAGTGTATCCTCTGTGAACAGTTTTGAGTATTACAGGCAAGCATTGCGTAATCAGATGAACGAGTACGCAGACCACATTAGTGGTGGCGCGTGTAAAGATTATAGTGAATACTCAAAATGTGTCGGAATCATTGAAGGCTTAGCAATAGCGGAGCGAGAGCTTCTGGATATGCAGGCTAAAGCTGAGGAAGATTACTCCGCATAAGCGGTGCAAGCGACTCTGGACGCTTTTTTCCAGTGCAAAGGAAAACTAATGAGCGAATCATTAGCAATAAACGATGACGCGAGTTCGCAAGAAGACGAACAGTCACGCAAAGCAA